ACATAATTTCTTTTTGCTACATTAACAAGGTCTTTAAAAAAGCCAGTGATTGAATCTACTATACTATCAATTTGACTAACAAAGACAGGTCCTGAACGACCCGATGTGTCTTTTGATATTTTATCTTTATTTTGTTGGAAGTAAAAGTTTGACTCATCATTTAACATACCAAGATTTTCACTAGTAGCAGTAAGATTTTTTACAGGTTCCGAGTACATAGAGTCTTTTGGCATACCTGGTGTTGCAGCTGCAGAAGCTTTTTCATCTATCTTCATAAATTCAAACATCATAAACGGTTCACTAGTCATAGTCGATGTATGATTCATTCGTGTTATGGCGTATTCACTAGACTCATTACTATTAAAATTTATATCATCCATAATAGTATCATTCCCTACTGTGTCTGGATATTTCCAATGTTCAAAATCGCCACGTATATTAAATCGTGCGAATACTGATTGTGCTTCGTGTCCTGCTACGTGTGACATAATTGTTCCTTGGTTTGTATATTACTTATTTATACGTTTCTTTATAAATACTCGTATGAAAAAGACATATTCTGGTTCATGGAGACCAAAACACCCTGAAAAATATAATGGTAATGTTGATATGATACATTATAGGTCATTATGGGAAAGGAATGCATTTAGATATTTAGATAAAGCATCATGGGTTAGGTGGTGGCAGTCTGAAGAAACCGTTATACCTTATATATGTTCAACCGATAGGAAGGCTCATAGGTATTTTGTTGACCTTACTATTAAAACAAAGACAGGTAAAACCATTTTAGTTGAGATAAAACCAAGTGCTCAAACCGTACCTCCCAAAAGAAAAAAACTAAATGAAGCATTAACCTATATGAAGAATACATCTAAGTGGAAGTATGCTAAGAGGTATGCAGATGACAGAGGTTATGAGTTTCAAATATGGACTGAGAAAGAATTAGAAGCTATGGGTATACGTACAATGTCTATGAGATTTAAAGCAAGCAAAACAAAGACTGGCAAAAGAATATGGAAAGCTCTTAAGAAAAGAGTATAAATATAGTTATGATTAAAGAGGAAATTTAATGGCCAGTTTATTTGATACATTAGAAGCAGAAGCATTCCGTAAAGGACTACAAGCTCGTTCAAAAGAAGCGGCAGTGTGGTTTCAAAAGAAAGCTAGAGAGCTTGGACCATTAGGTAAGAGTGTACTTAAAGATGAGAGGTTACAAACAGTTGGTAAGCCAGTAATAGGTGATATGATAATGTATACATATAACCCAAAGCTTAAACAGTCTTTGCCTTACTATGATACCTTTCCTTTGACTATTGTGGTTGGTCCTGCTGATGGTGGATTCTATGGTATTAATCTGCATTACTTACCACCTAAAATTCGTGCTATATTTTTAGACCATTTAAGTGATACTGCATCTAATAAATTCTTTAATAAAACAACTAAATTCAAAGTTACTTATAACTTACTAAAAGCTACAGCAAAGTATAAATATTTTAAGCCGTGTTTTAAACACTATTTAACAAAGCATGTAACTTCAAATATATCAAAGGTATCTGCGGCGGAATGGAACATAGCAATATTTTTAGAAACAGCAGCCTTTAGGAAGAAATCTTCCAAATTTGTTTGGGCACGTTCAAGGAGACAATACAGATAATGTTACCAACTAGTATAGATTCAATTAAGTCAACGATTAATCGTCGTGGTGGTGTGGCACGTGGTAATAGATTTGCTGTATATGTTTCACATCCATCAAAGGGTATGAATAGCTTCTTAAAGTTTGACCCTGCAACACTATTAAGTAATTTAATATCTGGTGATGGTGTACATATAGGAGATTTTATTAGTGACCCAAGAGATTTATTTTTACTATGCAATAGTTGTTCAATTCCAGGTAAAAGAATATCTACAACTGAGGCTGACCACAATCATCACTTAGCAAAGAAACCATATTCAGCTGCAACAGATGAAGTTTCAATGACATTCACATTGACAAATGATTATTATATTAAAAAGTATTTTGATATGTGGCAAGAAATGATTATAGATACAAGCCATGACCATTATAAAACATATTATAAAAAAGACTATTGTAAAGATGTAATTATACAACAGTTATCTACATCTAATCATATGATTCCTGGATATACAGTTCAATTATTAAATGCATATCCTATACAAGTTGGTGCTGTTGAATTAGCTAATGAATCTGATGGTTTACTACAAATATCTGTCACATGGGAATATGATAATTTTAAGAGTATTGGATTAATAGATGGATTTGAAAATATTGTAGGAACCTTATTAGATTCATTAAAAGCTACTAAAATAAATGCATTACAAAATGAATCAGTTAAGAAAACTGAACCGCTAAATTTAGAAAAATTAGCGGCAGATAAAAGGAGATTCGCCGCATTAGGTGGTGGACAAATAAGTTAATTAAAATAATGGAGAGAGATTGATATGTTGCCAAGACTAGCAACCCCAAAGTATGATATGATTGTGCCCTCAACAGGCAATGCTGTAACATACAGACCATACGTGGTCAAAGAAGAAAAGATTTTATTGATTGCAATGGAATCTCAAGATGAAACACAAATTGAAAAAGCAGTAACAGATATGCTTAAAGCTTGTGTGGAATCTAAAATTGATATGAAAAAATTAACAATTTTTGATATTGAATTTATGTTTATAACCTTACGAAGTAAATCAGTAGGTGAAGGTATTAAAATAAATCCATCTTGTGAGCATTGTGAAGAACGCACTGAAGTTAAGATTGATTTAGAACAAGTAAGAGTAGCAAACCTTGAAGATGCAGTTGATATGCATGTTGAAATAACAGATGATATAAGTGTTGATTTAAAATGGCATACATTAGCTGATAGGTTAAGTGCAGCAGAAAGAGAGACCCAGACTGATGCTGTTATTAATATGATGGCACATTCTATTAATACAATCTATAGTGGTGAAGAAATACATTCTGCTAAAGATGCTACAAAAAAGGAAGTGGTTGAATTTGTTGAAAGTTTAAGTTCAGACCAGTTTGCTAAGGTTATAGAAGTATTAAGTAATACTCCACGTTTAAGTTATAAACTAGAATATGATTGTACAGAATGTGGTAAGAAGAATGAAAGGGAATTAAGTGGACTAATTGATTTTTTTCAATAGCCCTTTCCCACACTGATTTATCAAATTATTATAATTCAAATTTTGTATTAATACATCAACATAATTTTAGTTTAAATGAATTAGATGATATGTTACCGTGGGAAAGGGAAATATATATGACTCTTGTACGGGACCATGTCCAAGAAGAAAACGAAAGGATAAAAAAGGAAAATAGTAAGCATGGCTAAAAATGAAGCAACATTATTAGGTGAAATTGTAGGTCTGTTAAGAAAGCAGAATCAGCTTAGTACGCGTGATAGACTTAGGGAAGCTGAAGAAGCTAAACGTACAGAGGCTCTGACAGAAGAGCAAAGAGGCGGTGTTTCTATGGCCCAGGAGTTACAACTTCAGGGTGTTGCATTTATGGATAGATTTGTAGCTGGTCAAGCTAAGACCGCTATGGATAGATTGACTGGAGACCAAGCACGTCGATCACACCAAGTTGAAGGCAATGCATTAACTAGTATTAATAGAACCTTATTAACTGATATTTCGATGAGTCTTGATAATGCATTCCCAAATCACGCTGGTGACTTATTTGATTTAAAAGTAGCTATGATGGGTGCTCGAGAATACCTTTCAATGCACTTACCAAACATAGACAAATGGACAAGTTTATCAAAAGCAAATTCAGATAAATTAGTTTGGGACACAATTGATATTAAACATGGAATACAAGCATTAGCTGCTGAAATTGGAAGTCATTCACTTAGTGTTTATGATGCAGAGGCTGATGCAGATGCTGATGCAGAGCAAGCTAGATGGAAAGATGAAGATAAGCAAAGGAAAGATGACCTCCGTACAGCCGAAGAAGCCCGAAGGGAAGGAAGGAAAGAACTAGTTGACAAAAATACTACCCTTATTAAGCCAGGCGCAATGAAAAATATATCATCCACTTCTGGTGGTTTATGGAAATCATTAAGAGGTTTACCACTTATGCTTATTGGGTGGGCAATAGGTGGAGGTGTTCTTGCAATTAAAGATTTTATTACAGGTTGGAAAGAAGATGGATTTGCTGGTGCAATAGGTAAGATGTTAGGTGGTGAAGGTGAGGGATTATGGAATTCAATTAAACAAGCATTTAAAGTGGGTGGCCTTGGAGTTATGATTGGTGGTGCAATAGGATTTTTATTTGGTGGTATTGGTGCTATCCCAGGTGCAATCATAGGTGGTTTAATTGGAATGGCTTTGGGTGCAATTTTTGGATATATTGGTGGTGATAAAATTACAGCTAAACTGAAAGAAGCTGGAGCAGCTGTTGCTAAGTTATGGGGTAAGGGAGTAGGCTTTATAATGTATCATTTAAGAAGAATTGGTGAATGGTTTTATAGACCTGGACAACCTGGTCCAATAGCTGGGCCACATGGTTCAACAAAAACAGAAATCTTTGGTGGATTTATATCATGGGACCCTGGTAATTTTTCACTTAAAGCTATGTGGGATTCGGCTATGGATTCAATATGGGGAATGGTAACTAAGGTTGGTGAATGGTTTTGGAAAGATAATAAAGCTTTTGGTGGTAGGATTACAATACCAACTTGGGACGAGATATTTGGTGATTTTAAAGAATCAATGGCTAATATGTGGAGTGTGATTGCAAATATTCCTAGACATATAAAACGTGGATTAATATCTATATTGCCAGATTGGATGATAAAAGGATTAGGTTGGGATACGCATGATTTTTATACTGGTACTACATTGGGACAAACTGTAGCTACTGCTCTGAATAATCCAGGCCAATCAATAGCAGAAATGGTTGAGCAACGTGCATATGAACAATCACAACTCGATTTGAATGCCGGATACATGGT